GGGGGTATACGCGTGTCCGCGCCCTCAACGTGCTCTCACACGTCTCTTGCGACACACTTGTTTGAGTGACTCAGACTCAAGTGGGGTAATCTTGACCATCGCACCATATAAGGACACGACCGTAGGCCCGCCAAGACCATCAAGACGCCATCTCACCCACAAGCTTTTCTTTTAGTCCCACCCAAACACCTTCTCCCTCCTAAGTAGTCAGGTTGCTGAGCTCGCGCAGCTCTATCACAACATCAGCGACCCACCTCCCCAACGCTGTTGAAGCTGTGAGCCCGTCGCCACCATACAATATGATTCCTTGCACACACCTGTCGTCCTCATCAACTGTCCGCGGTGCACTGGGCGTGTTATTAACGTCAAACATCTTTCGTCTCCGGGTCAACGGCACATTATATGTAAACTGCTCCCAAGCATTGAAGAACTTAGCGTTCTTCATTGTCTTGGCGGCAGCAACAATAGTTGCCACACTAGCAGATGCCGTGTTAACCATATGCTCAGCGTTATCCGAATACCCGATATATATAGACGCACCAGCGTCGGCCACCCCAGGTGCAACTTGAGGTAACCACCGCATAACTACAGATGTGTACACATAACTAGAATACATGTTGGCGACAGCAGCGCCAATGGAACCCAATACATCGGTAGAGTCGATGTATGCAAATCCACCAACTTGCTTGCTGGCATCCGTTGTTAACAGAGTCATGACCTTGCGAAATCTCCCTACCTGCCCATCAAAGCCGATCTTATGGGCTAAATTAAGCCGTGGGATACGTCTTTGCTGGGGAAGTAGTTGCTTCCTAGACCGCTTAGATTTCTCTTTCCTCTTACTCGTCATTCTTTATTAGAAGATTTATATTCTCGATAAGTTGGCGCTTATCCCCCCCCCAGATACTATTAGCAAAATAATTCTCTAACTCCTCTTGCTCATCTGGGACGATGCCTGTGGATTTCCAGAAAGAGTATCGACCATATGCATCCGGTGATTCAGCAACAGACCTGGCGTTGCGTGAGCTTAACTTATACCATCGGTAATCGTCCTCAGCAGAGTTGCTGTATGCTCCATCAAGACCAAATCTGATCAGCATACGGTAAAACTCTCCTAAGACGGGCACGTCGGCACAAGTCGTAAGCCCACACGACCCAATATCCTTCAACCATCGGCGATACTCTTCCACATTATGGCCTAAGTTAACACAGGTTACGTCTTTAGATAAACAAGTCTTGACATTCCGAACCATGCGCCACACACCGTTGGAACAAACTGGCTTGGTTTGGCAGAACTCGATATGTTCAAGCTCATAAACTGGCAATTCACGCTTAATGTTAAACCCAAAATCAGCAAAGTACGCTTCTAATCCATCCAATGCTGACATATGTCGTCGGTCTACAAACATTAGGCAATCATCACCATTATTTACAAAGTCAACCGTAACACCCAAAGATTTAATATAGGAATATGCCATAAGACACATGATCACCTTGTTTCCCATTGAAGTGTTCATGTCTCCTGACATCCGAGCTCCCTTCTTAACATACTTGAACCAGCCGTCAGTAGCCCTAGCAATACCATGGTTGACAAGTTGCCATCCTAATAACATCCGTAATTCCGACGATCTAAAAATCGTATCATATAACTTGTGTTCAAAACGGAGGGCATCTTGAGAAACATGTTGGTCAAATCTAGAAGCATCTAGACCAATAACAGCTGGATCCACAAACCTATCAAATTTATTCTTGATAACTTTGGCTTGGGTGTACGCGTTGTACTCTGACATAATAGTGGGGGCACCAAATAATTTATCAATAGCATGGTATATCTTCTTCTCAACTGGCCGTAAATACCTACCAACCTCAACATTGTACCTAGGGTCACGTGGTTGTATAACCCGAGGTACCACATTGGGCTTAATAGTCAAATTAACCTTTTCGGCCTTGACGAAAGTTTTGAGGTGAGCGTCCCTGGGACGGACTGGACTAACTGCCAGCCCGCTCACAGCACGCATATACGTGGCATAACGGCGTCCCGTGTAGAAACCTGCGAATTGCTCGCGGGTCACAGGGGATTGTCTGCCAACAATGCGTGCTATGAGATCACGGTAGACTACGAGTTTGTTGAAGGCACCCTCTTTAGGTGCAATAGGTAGAGTTCCTTTTCCATCAACAAACAACACGCGTTCGCCAACACCGTGAATAAGATTGGCGAGCGTGTTACTATGAGTTGTCATATTATCACGGCATAACATCGCACTCATGGACATAATGTTACGCAGTTTTGGGGTTCCCGACACCACTGGCTGAATACCCCTGTACTGGCGGTTCACACCGCCAATACCAGCCAGCTTGTCTGGGCACCATCATGCTACATTGGCAGCTGCCAGCCCAAGCTGGCCTCTGACAATGTGTCGGTTTTTGCTCTGTTCAGTTCGGCGGATTGCGAGTGCAACTAACTCACTTTCTGTCGGCTCAAATACCAAATGGGTAGCAATATCAACATGGTCTAAAATGTGACGGGGCAAAAGCCCAGCCTCCTCACACAAATCAACCAGGTATTTGCGCACTACCATAACATTTGCAGTGGTTCGTTGCGGAGCCCCAAACTTCACCTTTCCCTTCTGCACCAGCCATGTGCGGAAAATACCATGATGAGGTTGTTTCTTCTTGACTACACGCACATCTCCGTCTAAGTATGAAACATGTGGCGCTTCGGACGCCACATCCTCCACACTCAAACTGAGATGTTCAATATCATCATGTTCTTCCAAAACCTCCTCAGCCTTCCTGATATACTCCTTCACAGGGTCATTGCGGAACCAGTATCGCACAGCAACAACAGCAGCAGCTCCAACACCAGCTAACACGCAAGCAGCGATCTTACAGCGTGAGAGCCCCATTTAACCGATGGTTCGGGATAAGTTG